GGCCTTATTGATTGCTGACTCCTCTACAACATCATTCCCACCTAACGCCCAGCTAGAAGCTACCATCGAACAAGAACTGCCGCACTTTGGTAAGTTCCTACTCGACTGGAAGATCCCTAAAGAAGTTGAAGACGTTGGTCGGTTCGGAGTTAAGTCATACATCGAGCCTACTATTGCAGATGCCGCTTATGATAACAGCAGCCGCAGTTCGATAGCAGAGTTGGTCGAGTTCTTCGCCAAGCGTTGCCGAGAAGTTTATCCTGACTTGGACCTATGGAGCGGGACTCTTACGGAGTTTCAGGTGGCGTTACATGAGTTGAACAATGGACGTGACGTAGGTTCTTCCCGTAATCTAGAGTTCTGTCGAAGAGGGATGATAACTCTTGAAGAAGCAAGTCGGGTCAATAACAAGATCCGCCCTGTTATTTCTCAAGGACAAGGCGGCGGTAAATTGTGGAGCATTGACCTGAGTGAGATTTACGATATAGGTTATACAGCGGATGACAAACGAAGATCTTCAGATCAGGAGGCAGGAACTTTGCGGTGAGTTCTGGATGGAACTTCGGCAAATTCTCGAACAAATCGGAGGAGATCCATCAGTCGTTGACGCCTACATGGACGCCCCCCTCAGTGAGTTTGTAGATTTCGTAGCTCCCAATGGTATAAGACCCGTCTATAAAAAGACGGGCCACATCCACCACAACTGCCTACCGCCGGATGAGGAGTGACTCGAACGCATCAGGCCGACGAGTCCTCTTTATTTCGATGTTATAGCCATCAGCCTTGAATCGAAACCCGCCTGCGTCCCTCTCGCCCTTCTTACTGAACCGTTTCTTGTGGATAATGGACTTCTTAGGCGACCACCCGCAGAGCCACACCTTACGAAGGTTCTCGTGGACCCGCATGAAGAAGTATACGTCAGCTTCAAACTTACTGAACTTCGTCTTCACAACTGAGGCGTTGTAGTTAAGCATCGGCCTCGATGTGCATTTCTTAGCCTTAACGTCAACCGTCAGACCTTTGTATTCGTAGTCGTGAGTGAACGAATTATTGCCCACGTAGTCGAACTGCTTGAAAGTATTCTCAAATGCTACCTCACCAAGAAAGCCCGTCATGTTACCCTTACCGTTGGTAAAAGAAGTTCTGAGACTACCTAGAGCTTCAGATCTTTTAAACGCTTCGGCAACGTCATCAGGCGTTGGTTTGTAGATTATGAAACGACTCAAAATTTACCTTTTCTACGGCGTATATTCTTCAGAATCTTAGCCGTTTTTCTATGCTTCGCGGTCTTCTCCGCGATACTTTTAGGTTGCTTAACGTATTGTTTACCAGCCTTCATCCCCTCTCTTTTCTTCTGACTAGTGCGCGAATACTCTTCATCAGTCAAAGCTTCACGCGCAGCCTTCGGCAAATACCGCTCACCTGTCTCCAAAGACGGCTTACCGGATTTGGTTCCCCATTTCTCTCGTGTCCAGTTGTCGAGAGATCTCTGTGACCTACGTTTTGGCATCAGTATCTAGACTTAGGAGTAGCCCGTTTACGAATTATTTTATTAACCTTCTTCTTAGTAGAAGACTTAGTTGATGGCTTTGTGTGTCCGTATCCTTTTTTCTTCATAGCTAAATGTTGTTCGTAGGTGTTCGCTTTATAGCCCTTACCGGACTTATCATACATCATGTGTGGTTTAAAATTTTTCATTAGTCTCTGTATCCTCCTCCTGCTTTCTTGTATCGTGCTGCTAGTAGCTGCGCTTTGCGGGCTGACCACTGGCCAGCTTTACCGCCTTTTGTTCCTGCTTTGATTGAGTTAAACAAACGCTTCCGCATTGTAGGCTTCGTGTAGTTGCCTGCCTCGTTGACTCTTGATTTCTTTTTCATTTTAAGCGTTTAAGGATTCGTTCGTAAGCTGGAAAGAAAACCTCATCGATGCATCTGATACAGGCTTCTTCCTGAAAGCTCTCGCAGAACGAGATACCTGAGATATGGAAAGCGGCGTGTAACATTTCATGACGTAAGGTCGGTATGATTTGATTTTCTGGTAGTTTCTTATGTAACTGGATTATTCGTTTTTCGTGTAAGTATTGTCCGTAGCAATCATCTAGCTCAGTCCTGTGGATCTTGATTCGCTGACCAGCGATCATGACTGACTTTAGTGTTTTCACTTCTTAGATCTGTTTCTTGATTTACTGAGTAATCTTAAATTTTTACGCGAGTTGTTTTTCGGATTTCCGTCTTTGTGGTCAACGTCCTTACCTTTGACCCGCTTGCCTAAAAGCTTCTTCATCTTACGACGTGCGCCATTACGGCTAGCCCGATTCTTTTTCTGTTCCGGTTTACCTTGGTAGTTGTCGTATTCTTTTCGGTAGTTTCTCATGCGTTGTTAAAGTATTCGACAATCGCTTGTGCGTATACGTCGGCTAGTAGTGAGTGCTTTGCGTCAAAGAGAACCCATTCCTTCGGGGAACTCCCGAAGAAAGGCTCACATATCACGGCGGGTGGCGAGACGCCCCGCAAGAACCCAGCCCCTCGACCATCCGGCTCAATCGCTTTTACGCCTCTGTCCTTCTGCACTTTAAAGGTTTCAGAATGTGCCTTACAGAAGCAGTCAGCTAAACGCCGTCCGTTATTACTTGTATGGTAGTAGAGGTATTCGTAGCCCTCTGCTTCGGAGCTTGAGTAGCTGTTGAAGTGAAGCTCAATCGCTATATCACACTTCTCCTTCGCAACACTCTGGCCTAACCAGTCCATCGCACGGCTGTAGCTCTCTGACGGGTAGTCGTCAAAGACAACTGATTGAACGCCTTGGTGGCGTAGGTGGTTCTGCAACAGGTCTGCGACCTTCTTGTTGTAAGTCCACTCGTCCACACCGCCGACAGAGCTTGCGCCTTTGTCGCCTATCCGGCTGTGGCCAACACAAATAGCGACCTTCTTGAGCTTCTTAACCTTCTTGCGCTTGGCAGCTTTAGCCGCTTTGTAGGCGGCTATCAGTTCTAGAATCTTGTCGAGTATTTGGCTTGGCTTCATTTCGCGATAATAATAGCGCGGCGGTAGCTGTAGTCACTGTGAAACTTCTGGCCACTGCCTACGAAGATGCCTTCCTTAAACCGATACTCAGCACCTTCAATTAAGGTCACTGTTGGTGGATCGTAGAGCGCACTTCTGTTCAAAGCGGTAGCGTCGAGATAACCTTTCGAGACGCAGCTTGGCAGCAGGAGAGCCATCAGCAGCGAGATCGTCGATTTCATCTTCCAACTCATAAATGTATTTTCTTCTTTTCCAATTTAGAGTAGCGACATACGCCTTTATCAGCTCAGTGAGCAGCTTAATCACTTGTCCTTAGCTTTGAACACATTAAGCGCGAGCCAGTCAACGATCTTATATGCCTTACCGACAAAGGTATCATCCTTCGGCGTCGGTGTAAGGGCGGCGATAGCGGACGCGGCTGCAATGACGGCGGTGACGATTCCGAAGAGTTCGTCTTTGTTTTCTAAGATGTAACTAATCATTTCTTGCGGTTTTTAAATTTTTCAACTGCCGTTATAGCAGAGAGGACGGCGATAATCAAGCCGAGAAAAGTCGAGAGTAGTTGGATTCCCATATCTAGGTTTTCAGGCAAAGTTGACATGAAAGCGATAGCAGATCCAACGATACCGGATATAGGGTGTGTGATGTGTTGAAACATTAGAGTTCAGTAGGTGCGGGTTTTATTGATAAGAACGTCTGCTCAGTAAGTTCTTCAACTGACCCAGCATTGATCGGGCCTTCCAACATCGCGTCGTCGTTGGCTGTGAACCGCCAGCAGTCAATGGCGATGAGTTTACCGGAGCCGTCGGTAGCGTCAGCGAGTTGTTCAACCGGAGGCAATCCTGTTAAAGTAGTTCCCTGTTTATTAGGATAACCGCGAGACTGGTCTACTCCCGATGCGAGAGCGGTGTAGGTATCTGGTTGACATACATAATATCGAAAGCCTGTATCGGCTCTCGACTGTTCTATTTCAGTAAGCGGTTGTTCTTCGTCCATTATTCAGGTTCTACGAATTCTAGAAATTCATCTAACTCATCGATTGCCTCTAGGTCTTCTTCGATGGGTGGCTCCCAACGCAAACGCTGAAGGTAAGTGTCGAGATCAATCTCTTCAATGCCCTCTAGGTCAAAGTCGTCTGATGGGAGAATACCGGACTTCTTGACGCAGTAAAGACGGTCCGTGCCAGTCTCTGGATCTAAAAATAGGTCAGACCAAACAGCGAGCCACCTGTCAGTGCCTTCACCGTCAGGTAGACTGCGGGCTTCGTTACCGGCTGTTGTTAAGGTCTCGTAGCTGTCCTGTGAGCTGAAACGGAAGAAGCGATGGGTTTCGTCGTTCATTATTCTTCGATTGGTGGGTAAAAGTCTGAAATGTCATCAACGGTTGGAGCGTCTAGTGGCTCGTCGTTTTCATCAACGCCTTCGATGAGCGGGTAACCGGTGTGCTTAAGGATTGCAAAGCTGCCACCTTCGTGATGCTCAATAACATCAGCCCAGCGCACCGTAGTGCTGCCATCGTAGCCTTGGGCCTCCACGATGCGCTCGTTGTAAGCTTTAAGTGTCTCTTTGTCTGTAGATGTATAATACATTTAACTAATACTGTAAGTGTCCATAATGTTAGCCTCAATGCCGGTGCGGTTGGCTGACTGGTCGGTGTTGAATATAACAACCTCGCTAAAATCAATTGAACCCGAAATTTGAGAGCCAAATGTGCCGATTCTATTAGCGTTTGTGGTGACAGTAGGAGCATTATTAGAGGCTGTAGCCGTTGCAACAGTGCTAAACGCTTGGCCGTTCTTAAAGCCCGAAGCTGTGCTTGAGTCTACAGATAAGGTTATCAACTGAAGGCCGTTTGAGTATGCTCCATCTTGAAGCTTAACTGCTGAGTCAGCGTAACCGATTGAGAGCTGTGATGAATTAACATAAGGCACATAAATTCTATTGTTCGGCTCACCCAGAACAACACCGTAGTCGTTGCCTCCATCAGAGTTAGTAAGCACAGCACTCACTAGCAATGTGTCAAGGTTTGAAATCATGCCAGCAGGGATTGAGAATGAGTCATTCACCCCATCAAAGTCCAGCGCAGGCAACCCGCTCTCAGTGACTAACGTGCCACCATCGACAATCTTAGGCTGGCTTGATGCCGTTGATTGGGTTGCGTGGTTAGTGCCGCCTTGGTCATACCATGTTGTGACGTGGCCGTCTTCACTAATTGAAGTTACAACCAAGCTAGTAAAGCTAATCTCAGCAACGCCGACTGCCCTAAAGAACAACATTGGCGATGCGGCAGTAAAAGTTTCATCAATATTAAATGAGCTACCTAGAGTTGTGATTAGGGAATTTGAAGAGCCGTAATAACTCCATAAAGCAACATCTGCTCCCGTCCGTGTTCCAGTCGCTTGAACTCTCACTGATGTCCCTACGCCCACACTCAGATAAGCTCCTCCTGTTGATGAGGTAGTTATTGATGCGCTTGTAGTGGTCGCTGAAACAGCCGTCCAGTTTGTCAGGTTGTTATCTAAAGTCCTAGGCCCACAAAACGTCGTAAGCGTCCCATCGCTAACCTCCGATGCCTTGAAGTCGCTACTTGCGTTGTCAGAACTCCGTCTAACATTCACGACCACTGGGTCAGCGTCAGCATCGAACGAACGGAGACTGTAAGCGGCTGCGGGTGCCAAGTCTAGGATGTTAGGAATCACAAGCACTCCGTTGATAAACACCTCCCAGCCTTTGCCGGAGAGACTGTCGATTGCGGAGTTCGTCGCGGCACTGAGTGAACCAGTGGCTGTATTGTAGTCGATGTCGATGCCAGCGTCAGCCAAAGCCGAGCCACCAGATGCTCCGTTAGCCGTTGCGTATTTGCCGGATGCGTCGATGGCTGTCAGTATGTTCTCGACCGATTGAGCGGTGAGTGCAGAGCAACCGTCCCATGCGTTGTTGAATACTCCGCTTGCAAGACTTGAAGGATTCCAGTTGGCGAAAACGTCTTCGGAAAAGTCGGTTAGTGATGAGCAGTTTAACCACGTTGAATCCATTGTAACCGCTACAGGTAACGAAACGTCAAACGAAGGGAGCGATGAGCATCCGTCGAATGCAAAACGCAAGTCCGTCGCCAAAGGAAGAGCCGCATTAAAACTTGTTAGAGACGTGCATATACGCCATGCTGCAAAAGCGTTAGTCGCTAATGAAAGGTCCGAACTAAAACTTGTAAGAGTGGTGCAGCTTTGCCACGTGCGAAACAATCTACTCGCTGTGGGCAACGGAGTGCTAAACGAAGTAAGTCCACTAGACTGCCATGCGCTTTCAAAGTTCACATTACTCGCTGCCGTGCCGAGCTTTGCGTCAGCCGGGAATGACGTTAAGAGTGCCGTTCCTTGCCAAGCAGATGAAAAATTTGTTGAGTTTGAAGCGTCGATGGCTCCAAAACTACTTAAAGGCGTAAAGAACCACCCTCTTGTTAAGTTAATACCTTTACTTAAATCCAACGCCGGAAAGCTTTGAAGTCCACTGTCTCGCCAAGCGTCTTTAAAGTTCACATTGCTTGCGCTCGTGCCTAGCTTTGCGCCGCTTGGAAATGACTTTAGGGCAGAAGTGCCTCGCCATGCGGACGAGAAGTTTGAGCCGTTGCTGGCGTCAATGGCCCCAAATGAACTGAGTGAAGTCGAGTTATGCCATGCGCTTGTAAAGTTAACGGTATTAGAAAGTCTTATAGATTTAAATTCAACAATGTCGGTTCGGTCTAGCCATGCGTATGAAAAAGAAATACCGCTTATGTCGCCGTCGGAAGCACCTCGGTCGATTAAGAGTTTCCTCGCCGACTCAATGTCAGCAGAACTTGCCGAATCGGGCAAAAGTATAATGCCATACAAGCTGCCCGCTTTGCGGAACGATGCGCTTCCAAGGTTACCCAAAAGGTTTAACTCAGTGACCGCATCGTTGTCCACGCGATACGCAAAGGTTCCGAGTGACGTCCCGACAATCTGCCAGCCTGCTTGGGTTGTCGATGGAATGTCTAGGTGGTCAGTGTTGTCTGCAAAGGTTACCTTGAATCCATCTGACACAGGTTGGTGGTTGCTTGTCGATTGTGTCGCATACTTGTTGGTGTCGCCATTGTCCGAGCCAACGATACGTCCGTTCCACGATGCGCTTCCTGATGAAATCGGGCCGACTGGGGCTTTCTGTGCATCGTAGAAGTAATACCCAAAGCCGTCCTTGAGATCAAACACGTTGTTCCTATTATTAATATAATTACGAACGTCGTCAGCTTGGGCATCGGTGATGGACGCAGGGAACAGGGCGAGGTATTGTAGGTCGATGGCGGTGTAGCGGCCTTCACCTCGGTGCTGCGCCCCGATATAAAATTCCTGTAATTCAAGACTTGTTGAAACGCTTGAGGTTTTTAAGTCTGCGCCATTGACTTTACTTTTTTGAGAGCCACTAGTATTTTTTAACTCATAAATATAATCACCACGGTCAGAATCAAAGAAATCATGGTGAGGGCCGAAGAACCCCCCGTTTGTGTAGTAGTGTAAATCGTTTGCTACGTTGTTTCTAACCGCCCAGATGAAACCGCTTACTGTGTCTGTGTCATTACTTCCGGTTTTATTTGTTGAAATTATGCGACCGTAATCGATACCACCGTCCCCAAGCACACTGAACACTGCGAACATGTAGCCGCCATCAAGAGTTTGGTTGAACAATCCTCCAATGAAGTCATTTACACCGTCGAACCGCAAGACCGGCTTCTTGATAACCGTGGCTGGGTCGTTGCCGGACTGGTTTACAGTCACCACTTGACCAGTCGCGCATTTAAACTTGGTGTCACCGTGGCGCACGTTGGTGGCCGTGAAGTCGCAGTTGAATCTAAGTGAGCTTGAGGACGGCGTGACGCTGTCGTAGATTTGAACACTGTGAATCGCTCCGTGGCAAGGGTTAGAGCCATTAGACCGATTAGCTATAAACAAAGAGCTAGTAGAATTAAAAATATCGAAAGGTCCAATAGTCTGTGTTGTTCCAAGCTGAGTCCATGTCTGTTTTTTGTCGGTAGAAGTGTAAAACAAAACGTCTCCGTTTGTCCGGTTATAAGTAATTCTTATTTGACCCCTTGTGTTGTTTGCAAAGGGAAGAACATCAGATTCAGCGAAGGATTGATTAGAGCCTGAAGATGAAAGAAAAAGCCTTAGTCGTCCACTTCCTTGCAGATTTAAAATATATGATTGCTGGTTTGTCTCCCACTTCCAACATATCTGCTGAGAACTACCTGTTGCATAGTTAGCCAGATTAAAGTCTACCTCAATTGTGAGGCTTCCTGTAATGTCTAGAGTCGAAGCGTCAGGAGTCGAAGAGCTATTTCCAGTAACATCAGGAACATACAGATAACCATCACCATCAATCAGCGGCAACGCTTTAGGCTGGTTTAGGGCTGTCCCTTGTTTCGCATCGCCGCCTTTGTTGGAACCCCGCGAGAGATTGCGTAACACTGGGACGTTCTCAAGGAAGTCAGCGGTCGTCAGGGCTTCTGCTAGAACATCTCCAGATGTCGCTGGGCTGGTCAGTGTGGATAGATTGAGTGCCATTTGTTATAGAGAGTCTGAGTGATAAGGCCAGTAGATGAGACGCTTGATGTGGCCATTGAGTGGAAAATTAAAATTATAAACGTTTCCAATGTGCAACTTATCAATCCCGCTGGGTATAGCCGCGCTTGTGTCTGAGACTTCCGAAGCTCCGTTAAGTGAACCTAAAATGTCATTAACTTTATAACTTATCGCCACCCTGTTTAATTGATTTAAATTAATATTTCCTACTGTGAGAGAAGCTGTAGTCACACCCGAAGACCTGACGAATGCATTTAAGCTTACGCTGGGCAGGTAAATACCCATCCGATTAGCGTTCGCATCAGAAGAATTGTGATACTCAAAAATGTGTGGGATATTGGTTGTAGTCTTAGGTGCTGTTTCTACATAGGTAGTCCCCTCAGTTGCATTAAAGAAGTCCGTGAAGGCACTGCCGGAAATTACAAGGTCGTCAGCGGCTCGCGCGCCCGATGTATCCACCTCGACAACTTTGATGTTTCTTATTTTCCCCGTAAAGTTATCAGTATTAGAATTGTTCCTAAATAGAATTCTATTATTTGAATCGGCAGTAACCACTCCTCGGTAAATACCATTGGCATTCAAAGAGCCGCCTACCTGAATTGAAGGAGTGAATGCAAAGCCCATAAGGCAAGCCGCTGTGCCAGATACATAATCAAATATTTCAAACTCTACCTCAACCTCTTTGCCTGAGATTCCAGCGATTGATTCGACATGAATGTTATTAAAGCCACCGACGGAACCATCTGCCTCAAAAGAAGTCACACTGTTTAGAGTAGACGATATAGGTGCGGGGTTCGGTATGTAGGACGTGGCGACACTTCCGGTCTCTAGCTGTGCGCCCCAGATGTAAACTCCTTCACCATTTGGAATACTTGAAGCCACCAAGCTATTGCCAGTTTGACTCAAATATATACCAGCGAACTTTGTGCTTGTCTGTGCATCAAATGTCGCACTCAGTCTAAACCACCCGTTACCAACGTCTTCAATGCTGCTTGAAGTTGCGTTATTGCTTAATGCTGTTCCTGACTCCAAATCAAAATAAGACTCTGTGAACGGATTTAGCCCTACTAAACAAACAAACTTTTGCTCTCCTTTTTTAGCGTAGGTAGAAAATGTGTAAGTGGTGGATGCCGTGACAGGAATGTTATTTGATATATATCCCTGATTGGAAGTATTTAAGGCATTTAATTTAGCTGCATTAGTAGACCCATCGGGTGATGTGATTTGATTAAGTAAGGGCTGTGTGTCTCCAATGTTCCACTCACTAAAGTCCTCACTGTATTCCACCAAGTTCGTCGCACTCGGCTCCACCAGAATCATCGGCACTCGCGGCCCGTAGGTCGCACCCGTGATAAACTTCGGGCTGCCCGTTGTGTTCTCCACGAAGTCGCTCGCGGTTGTGCCTTCTTCGACTTGGGGACCCCAAACGTAAAACGAGCCGCCATCTTGTTCAAAAGTTGTGTTATCGGTGGCATGGGGGTGGATGTAAAAATGACTAAAAGATGAGGTTGATGTAGTCGTGCCACTAACTCTAAACCAACCATCACCGACATCTTGAATGGTAGCACTGTCGTGATTTTGAGTTGCGATATTACCGGTTGTTAAATTGAACCAAGTGCTTACATTACCAGTCCGCAGCCTAACATAAGGAGCATTTATATACTTTACAAAAAAGCTAAAAGTAAAAGGACCGTTTAAATCAATATTGTAGTATAAATCTTGACCAGTGCCGCTTCCAAGATACTTAGCTGCTGTTTCCGTGCCATCAGGTGCAGTCTCTTGGTTTAAAGTCAATGTCGAGTTGTTTTTTACCCACACCGGACTACTAAAGTCAGTATCCCCAATGTGCTGAAACTTCGTCGGCGTCAACTCGGCTCCCTGCGTGTAATCAACGCGCGTGGTGTTAGGACTAGCTGACTGGATCAAACCATCCGCATCAGTATACGTCGCTACGCCTGATCGCGAAGCCGTAATCACGTCCAACGTCGATGGAACTGACGGATCAAGGTCCAGTGTAGGGTTCTCAAACGTCCCGATCATACTCGACTGTGTGTCGAATAAAAGATACGGGTCTAAGGATAAGGGGTTGAAGGGGATTACCCCACCCTTAGTAATACCTAAGCCGAGACCGAGACGTGACATGCCGATTATACTTGTTTATATGCGAGAACCTTACCTGAACTCAGAGTGAAGGCGGTAATTTGACCGTAAATAACCGTTCCCGCTGGAATGGCAAATCCGGTTAACGCTCCTTCTAACTCAGGCCAAGTCAGAGCTGAGAACGTAGCATCCTCAAGGATCTGCAAAGCGCAGAACTCGCCAGTAGTGGCGGAGGTGTTTGTAACGATCTTAGCACCACGTTGTCCGAAGGTCTGTTTGTCGATGTTGTTAGTCATGAATTAAATAATGTTTGGGATGTGAAAATTGTTTCCGGCTGGTTTAACTGTGAGCTTAGGCTTCGCGGCTCCTCTGGCGGCGTCGAGTTCTTCGTCTAAGAGCTGTCGGCAAATCGTCCAGTGGTATTGAGCGCGTTCCAAATCGGCGTTGTCCTCTGCCAGCATGCCTAAAAGACCATGCTTAATAGCGTTCAGGTTGCCTAAGTGTAAAATGTCATCCTGCGTCAGGACTGGTTGCCATGCTCGTTTGAGTAGTAATTTGACGTTCTTGGGAGAGGAATCACTATTGTGGAACCGGAATCTACGGTAACGGGCTACGCCGTCGCCTTTGATTCGCGCTAAAATTATCTCAGAATCGTCATTCTGGTTAGAAGCGTATACTTCTACACCGTCATGTATGTCCGAAAATGAGATAGAGTTGACCTCAGTTATAGTAGCGTCGGACCAACCAGCCCCATAAGACGAAAAATCTACGCTGTTCCTTACTTTCGTCCCGTTAAGGCGTGTGCTTTCGACTACGATCTCCCCGTCAGAAGGTAGAGATACGGAAGGTGAGATGGCTCTAACCACTATTTCGTAAACATCTGCGGTAGTTGGAGTTCGTAACTCTTCGATTGTTGAGTGGAATCCGTCATCTACAACGCCGAAAATAGGCGAAGGACCGTCGCTAGCGTAGCCAGAGATCCGGTAATCATGCCACTGAGACTGTGCATCTACCGGAGAGTTCTGCAACATTGCGCCTAAAAGGCTCTCAGAATGCTCTGGCAACGAGAAATAATCATTCGTAGTCTCAATAGACCAGTCATACAACAGATCCCGCCACATCCCCATTGCGTAGATTCGGGGCATGACCATGTTCAATTTCGCCACGATATCCTCATCGGGGCGGACATAGTCGGATAAGGCTTTGGTCACCGCCTTGACAGTCAACGCTGGCATAGGCCGAATATACGGGGTTTAGGTAGTCAAGTCAATCACTGAGAAATAGTCTATTTTACGTTCGCAGTAGCCACCGATAAATACTTAGGGGTAAATAATTTTTTTCCCAAGACTAATCGGATTATTCCATTCATTATCACTACTTTCTCGGTCTCCTACCTGCCAAAAGTTATAGCCCGAGACAAAGATGCTCTGGATATATCCTTGTCCGGCTGTCCAGTGGATTCGATGGTCCACTGACAACTGCACCATGTTGACAGGCGACACTATATCCAAGTGAAGGTGGAGGAGGATAGCCGCTGACTCCGGCGTTACCACGTATGCGTGTGTGTCGCGTCGCTCACTGAAGAATGTGACCTGATCACCTTTCGTCGCATCTACGAGGGGCTGGAGGCCCGAAGGCGTTACCTTTTCCTCGCACTGGACATCATCCTCAAAAATTAGAACATTCTGCTGAAGTTTAACGGCTTCAAGCCAACACTTGGCGTGGGAAGCGCGGCAACACATATCGCCTAGGCATTCATAATAGTCGGAAACTACGGCATTATCCGCCTTATCGACACAGAGATACTCGTAATCGAGATGCTTGCCCACGCCTTCCTCAAACTGTTTCTTGCGGTCGAGGCGGGACTCTCGGTGTATGCAAATAATCTTCATCGTCTAAATATCTTTATGAAAGTGACGATCATTTGTCCACTCTTCATTTTCACTACCAAAAATTTATTTCGTGTGTCTTCCCGTTGATATTCGATGCCCCAGCTCGCTGGCCTGCAACCCACTCTTTCGGGCAGTAAACGGGCCAATCCTTCCGACGGTGGGCTAATTCAAGCTGGTGGTCGATATGCTTGTTCGTGTTACGGTAGTCCGTTGCATACGATATATGGCGGTAAAACGACGTAAAAGTAGGCTGGTTAACAGCGTAGGCGTGCGTCCTGTTTACAGAATTACCAACAATCACATTAGGGGACTCGGTTTTAGTCGGATCACGGCGATGTTGACCGCCTAAATAAATCTGCCCCCAATCATCCGGCACGTCTTCCATGAACTCATTGAGCTTCTCTAAAGAGTCTTCCTTAAATATCACGTCGTCTTCTAACACCAATACGTTGTTCAAAGACATATTGTAGCGGTCATCTCTAGTATGGAGGACATCTTCCAGAATCCTTTGATGCGAACGTAAACAA